ACAAATCCACATCTGCATGGGTGGGTATGTTCGGTGGGCGAGATGAGGAGCATGCTCTGCAAGGTAGCCTCTACCGATGGCTTAACCCGAAGAAAATCACCAGTGATTTTATTCGTATCGAATACATCTTCACTGATTGGCAAAAATTCATGGCCAAGGCAAACCCGTCTTATCCACAACGTCGGATAGCCAGCAAGGACATTCCTCTGCTGGACATCACTGACACTGAGCAGTGGGTAGTCAACAAGCTGGCCATGATCGAGAAATTCGTGGACTTGCCAGAGAAAGACCTGCCTGAATGTACCCCTGAAGAACTCTGGATGTCAGAGCCGAAGTACAAGTACTACGCTGACCCAACCAAGACCTCCGGTCGATCTACCAAAAACTGTGAGACCTTGCAGGAAGCCAAGGAATACATGGCTTCCAAGGGTAACAAGGGCGTGATCATCACTGAACCAGCTGAACCAAAGAGATGCGATTTCTGCGATGCATTCCCTGTCTGTACCCAGAAAGACCGGTATCCGAAATACCAAACACCCTAACCGAGGTATCCCTAAATGATTGACCATCACCGGCTACTTGAGCTACTGGATTACGATCCATTGACTGGAATCTTCACCCGAAAAATAGCGTTGTCACGTAGAAACAAAGTCGGTGATGTGGCTGGGAACCTTACCAAAGGCTATATCGAATTGTCTGTGGATGGTCACACCTACCGAGCACACCAGCTGGCTTGGTTCTACGTACATGGCCGGTGGCCGGTAGGGGAATTGGATCATCGCAATTTGATCAAGTCAGATAATTCCATTGGGAATTTACGTGAAGCCACTGATAGCCAAAATGGTGGCAACAGTCCTATGAGGAAAAATAACAGGACTGGTTTCAAGGGAGTCACTGCCCATGAACAGAAATACAAAGCAGCAGTAATGGTTAACCGTAAGAGGATTCACTTAGGCGTCTTTGATACTCCCGAGCAAGCAGCTATGGCATATGACGCAGCTGCCCTGAAGCACTTTGGTGAATTCGCACTCATCAACCAACAACCAAATCAATCAGGAGAATGCTCGTGATAGATTTAACAGGCATAACTCACCATCCAGCCATCGAAGAAATTGTCGATGTGCTCTGTGCCAAGACACAGAATGCTGACCGGGGATTCTTTCGTGTCGAGGTAGCTTACTTCCTCGCCAAGATCGCTGGTTCACAACGAGTCACCATCATCACCAAAGACCGTGGTGAAATCCCGGTCAACATCTATGCATTGGCTCTGGCTACGTCAGGGTTCGGCAAGGGTCATTCCATCTCCATCATGGAGACTGACTTCTTGGCAGGCTTCAAGAAACGATTCATGGAAGATACCTTCCCGGTAGTAGCCGAGAAGAATCTATGGGACATAGCCAATGATCGTGCTGCCCGAAATAGCACTGACCAGCAGGAGGAATACGAGAAGGTAGAATCTGAATTCCGTCGTGCTGGGCATCTGCCATTTACCTATGACTCAGCTACTGGGCCAGCTGTAAAGCAGCTACGACACAAGCTGGTACTAGCCAACTGTGGTTCCTTGAACCTTCAGATTGATGAGGTTGGTTCCAATCTGGTAGCCAATACCGAAGTCTTGACCATGTACCTTGAGCTGTATGATCAAGGAATGGTCAAACAAAAGCTGATCAAAAATAGCAACGAGAACCAACGAAATGAGGAGATCGATGGCAAGACTCCTACCAACATGTTGTTGTTCGGTACACCAGTCAAGCTACTCGATGGTGGTCAGACCGAAGATCAGTTTTATGCTTTCCTCGACTGTGGATATGCACGTCGTTGCATCTTCGGTTGGGGGCAACCCTCTGACAAATCCTACAACACACAAACCCCAGCTGAGATCTATGCCAAGCTGATCAACCCTACCAACTCAGCAGCTATCAGCAAATGGTCATCCCATTTCCATCGGCTGGCAGATCCTGCTGTGTATGGCTGGAAGGTTACTGTGCAAGATGCCGTAGGCATTGAGCTACTGACCTACAAGATTGAATGCGAGAAGCTGGCCAAGACCTATGCCGATCACGAAGAGATTCGTAAGGCAGAACTGGAACACCGGTACTTCAAAGCCTTGAAGCTAGCTGGTGCATTTGCCTTTATCGATCAGTCTCTTGAGATTGAAATGACCCATCTGAAACAGGCAATCCTGCTTGTGGAAGAATCAGGGAAAGCCTTTCAGTCGATCCTGACCAGAGAGAAAGCCTATGTGAAGCTGGCCAAGTACATCACCTCATGCAAGATGCAGGTGACCCATGCTGATCTGCTGGAAGCCCTGCCGTTCTACAAGTCAGGTACGGCTGCCAGGAATGAGATGATGACGTTGGCTACGGCCTATGGCTACACCAACAACATGCTCATCAAGAAGACCTTCATCGACGGTATCGAGTTCTTCACAGGGGAGACCCTGACCGAGACCAATTTGGATGAGATGATGGTCTCCTACAGTGAGCACTGGGCCTACAAGTATCTGGCTGAGGCCGTACCATTTGATCAGCTGCACCTGCTGACTCAAGCCCCAGAGATGCACTTCACCAACCACCACTTCAAGGGTGGTCACAAAGGTGAAGGTCATAGGGCAAGAGAGAACCTGCTGCCCGGATTCAACATGATCGTCATCGACGTTGATCATGGCATTTCGTTGGCTGCTGTCCATGAACTGCTCAAGGACTACAAGTTCCTGACTTACACCACCAAGCGTCACCAGACTGAAGAGTATGGGGATCGCTTCCGTATCATCATGCCCATGAATTACAAGCTGGAGCTGGATCACGAGGACTATACCGAGTTCATGAATAACATCATGTCTTGGTTACCCTTCGAGTCAGACGAAGCAGCGAACCAAAGGGAGAAGAAATGGGAATGCTTTGATGGTGGTAGCTACTTCTACAACCATGATGGTGCTCTCTTTGATGTGCTGCCATTCATACCCAAAACCCGAATGCATGAACAATTCAAACAGGGTTACCAGAAGGTAGAGTCTCTCGACAATCTGGAACGCTGGTTCGCTCAGAAGATGGTGTCTGGTAATCGTAACAACCAGATGTTCAAGTTTGCATCGGCTCTGGTTGACAACGGTATGGACCTGATGCAAGTGAGCAAGCAGGTTCATGAGTTCAACAAGAAGCTCAGCAATCCACTGGAAGAAACCGAAATCGACAGTACTGTCCTCAGTACTATCGCCAAACGGTATTCCCGGAAATAGGAGGTTCAATGGACCAAAATAAGAACATTGTCCTGATCATGGGGAAACCCAATACAGGCAAGTCTGCATCGTTGAGGAACATGAAGCAGGAAACAGTTGTGTACCTGAACACTGACCTGAAAGAGATCCCATTCAAGGATCGCTTCATGGCCAATGTGGAAGTCACTGATGCACGTCACATTCTGGATTACGTACGAGAGATCGAATCCAATCCAGATGCTACAGGTGCCGTGCTAGACACCTTGACATTCTTGATGCAGATGTATGAGCGTCAATATGTCGTACCCCACATAGGTACAAAACTGGCCCTGAGTTCATGGGGTGACTATGGTAATTTCTACCGTGAGGTCATCCATGCAATCAAATCTGGAACCAAGGACTACGCTATCTTGGCTCACGAAGAGGTTGCCTTGAATGAGCAAGCCATGACCATGGAAGCCCGTGTTCCTGTCAAGGGTGCCATTGGTAAAATCGGTGTTGAAGCTGACTTCACCACCATCCTGTCCACCATGACCATACCCATCAGCAAGCTGGAAGGTCATGAAAATGATCTGCTTCACATCACAGATGAGGAGAAGGAAGACGGTGTCAAATACGTCTTCTGTACTCGCATCACCAAGGAAACTGCTGGCAGCAAAATGCGATCAGCTATGGGACTTTGGAAGCGTAACGAGCTGTACATCGATAACGATCTGAAGCAAGTCTTTGATCGTCTGCATCATTACTATGCGTGAATATCTGCAAGGAACCTTCCTTGCAGCATGCCCAACCAAAGAGAAAATAATCATGAGTCTGTTCGGTAAACTGAAATCAGAAGGCCTTGAAGAATCCACTGACCGTGTTGGTGGATTCCAAGCCAAGGACTCTGACATCTACAACGCCAAGATCAAAGCTGCCTATGCTGGCAAATCTCCCGGTGGTGCAATGTCTGTCACCATCATTGCCCTGCTGCCAGACAAGAGTGAGTATCGTGAAACACTCTATGTCACTAATAAACAGGGAGAAAACTTCTTCCTGAACAAGAAAGACACATCCAAAAAAGTACCATTGCCAGGCTTCACCATTGTCGATGACATCTGTCTCATCGTCACTGGCAAGCCATTGGCTGAGCAAGATACTGAAGAAAAAGTGATCAAGCTCTGGGACTTCGATGCAGGTAAAGAACTGCCGAAGGCTGTGGACATGATCACTGCTCTGATCGATGGTGAGGTGTCCTTGGGTATCCTCAAGGAAGAACACAACAAGCAAGAGAAAAAAGGTGACGAGTATGTTCCAACCGAAGTGATCATCGAGAAGAATGTGATCGACAAGGTCTGGAACACTGAGCACAAGATGACCGTAGTTGAAGCCAAGAATGGTGCTGACAAAGGTGCCTTCTGGGACAGCTGGCTGGAACGTAACCTCGGTGCAGTAAAGGACCGTCGTAAGCTGAAGGATGGTCAAGCTGGTAGCACCAGTGGTCCACCACAAGCAGGTAACCAGTCCACCGAACGTAAGTCCCTGTTCGGTACTAGCAAGAAGTAACCACAACTAAGCCCCTGAACCAAGGGGCTTAACTGGAGCTGTGATATGTGGGTAGTGGAAGTACCAACCAAGATTGCTGTAAGCAAAAAGAAGGACTTTCATTTAAACCTGAATGAGTACCGTAATGCTCATCATCAGCTACTCAACAATGTGAAGATTGCCTTCACAAAGATGGTGATGAGAAAGCTACGTTGCTTGCCTATCATGCAGCAGGTCAACCTGACCTACACCCATTTCTCCGGGAGTAACACCCTGTCTGACACATCCAACGTGTGCAGTGTGGTAGACAAATTCTTCTCCGATGCCTTGGTAGAAGGGGGCTACATCACTGATGACAATTACACTGTCGTCCGAGATGTGAACTATCGCCATGGTGGAGTGGATGCAGGTAACTCCCGTGTAGAGATAACCATTGAACCAATAGGGGAATATGTATTCCCTGAACCAAAGGAAGATGAAATGCAAATTACTCTTGAGCAGTCCGAGATCAAGCAAGCCCTGACCGACTACGTAGCCAATCAGGTCAACATCAAGGAAGGTATGAAGATCGTCATCGATCTGGTTACTTCCCGTGGTGCTGAAGGTTTCAAAGCCACCATCGACATCGTTCCTGATGTTGCTGAGGTAGCTTCCAAACCCAAAGCTCGTACTCCAAAGCTGGAGTCTGTGAAAGAAGCTCCACTGGTAGCTGTGAGTGAACCTGAACCAGAAGCTGTGGTAAAAGAACCTGTACTTGTAGAGGAAGAACAGGAAGAGGAAGTGAAACCTGCTACCTCTCTGTTTGCTGGGCTGAACAAACCGAAGAATAACTGATGGACTCCGGGGGAATCCTGCTAGGTGGATTCCTAATGGTGATAGTAGCCGTAGCCATTGGCTCGGCTATTATCTCAGCAGCTCCAGCCATAGCAGTAGGCCTCACCTGTTGGATCGTTCTCAAACTATTGTGTAACTGGTATGACAACGGTTCAGATGATGACAAGCCTCCGTGACAGGAGGCTTTACCAGAGGGTAAAGACATGACTACGACAGTAACGATCAAGGCTCATTGTGCCTACGGTAAAGAAGTAAAGGTCTGCATCACCAACGAGAAAGATGGCAGTGTCCGTGAGGAAATTACCATCCGTGATGGTGATGAAGTAACCCGAGTTGTCTTCGATGATCTCAGTCTTGAGGTCCACGAGACGACTCGTAAGACCTAAAAGAAAGCCCCTCACTGGAGGGGCTTTTTCATTACTGGGTCAGGTTGACCCAAGGGTTAAGCATGATGCTATGCAGACCTTGACCCGGTCCAATCGAGTAATCCAGTGTCCCGTCAGCCAGCTTGGCAAATATGTTGTCTTCGATGGGCAGACCTACTGAACCAAACATGCTAGGAGCTGGAGCAATACCAGCCAGCAAAGCATG